TTTAAAGATAAAAGTTTATAAAAGTTTATAAAATGCCTAAAAAAGAAATTACTGATTATGTCATATATAAAATTATTTGTAATGATGAAAATATAAAAGATTGCTATGTTGGTTCTACTTCTAATTTTAAAGTTAGAAAATGGGACCATAAAACAATTTGTAATTCTGATACTAATAAAATGAGTAAATATAAAATATATGAAACAATTAGGGAAAAGGGTGGTTGGGATAATTGGTCTATGCTTCCTATTGCTGAATATAAAGAATTAACATTGACACAAGCAAGAATTAAAGAAGAAGAACAAAGAGTATTATTGAATGCATCTATGAATAGTAGGGCGGCATTTAGAACAGAAGAAGAATTAAGACAAATTGAAAACGAACGAAAAAAGATAAATAGACAAAAAGAAGAGGTTAAAATAAAAGAACAAAAATATAATGAATTATATAGAGAATCAAATAAAGATATAATTAATGAACGACAAAAAGAAAGATATAAATTAAATGACGATGAATGGAAACAAAATAGAAATGAAACAGTAAAAAAACGCAGACAATTAAATAAAGAAGTATATAATGCTTATCAACGAGAATATTATAAAAAAAGACAAGAAAAATTAAATAAAAAAGATGAAATAAAATAAATATAAATATATATAATGATGCGCAAGGGAATTTTATCTGACAAAATGCAATTAATGAACCACACAGAATTAAGAAGACCACCAATTAACATAGCACATTCACTTCACACAATTTCTCTTGATAAAACAGTGTTTCATGGCATCAAACCTCTTCGTGGTCGTTCGCATATCAAGTCCACAGGCACAGGCAGACACGATATTAATAATTTAAATCTATTAACCTCTCTTGATTATCGTGGTGGTTTAGATGCTTACAATAAAGAAGTTCAAAGTAAAAAACAACACCAACCAATTGCTGATAAAAAAATACCAAATTGCTCTGATAGAATTGAAAGAACACTTCGTGATATGTCTAACGGTTCTGAAGAAACTTTTGAAGCATTAGTTGATTTATTACAATTAAAAACTGGTTTAAGCAAACAACGCTTTCATCACGATGATTGTGACATATTAGAAGCGCTAAATCGCCATTACCGCAAAGCGCCAGAACAGCTTTTAATAGTGGAAAATGCTTATAAAAATGCGTAATTAATATTTAGAAATAATATATTTATATTATATAAATGGATATTAGTGGCATTCCAAAACACAAAGCAGAAAATCACTTTAAATATAGCGAAGATGATTTAGCAGAAAAAGCATTAGCACTTGAAAAGATGAAAACAATTTATCCAACCGTTCCAGTTTACTATGCCGAATTAGTATATGATCTTTGCAAAAATACAGACCAAGCAAAAATTGAAGAAATTAAACAAAAGATTGAAAGCACACCATTTAAATATGATTATAGCAATCTTCAAGAAGAATTAAATAAAGTTAAAGACACACCTCCAAAAGAGGAATAATTTAATTAAAAACTATTATATATAATATTTATTTTATATATAATGGCAGACTCTTCTAGATTTGAAGGACAACAAATAGTCAACAGCATTAATTTTTTTGTTGATTCGGAAAGAAGTTCTATTGTAGGCGATACTCAAAGCAAAGGCGATGATATTCATAATGGTTTTGAAGGCAACACTATTGAATGCAAAGACGGAGAAGTTATTAGATTATCGCTAGTTGATTTTCACATGCCAAATAACCAATATAATATTGATGCTAGAAATTCACAGGGCACTATTATTTGCTCGGTAAATGGAAATGCTATGGCGGCAGGTGTAGTAACAACACTTGTTGACCGTGGTAATTATTATGATACTGATGACATCGCAGTTAATTTTGCCAAAAATTTAGGAGCTGCTTTAATAGCACTATCAGGAATGCCTGGTGGAATATCAGTAAGTAGCATTGCTAATACTAATTTATCAACACAAGCTTCATTACAAACTGGATTCTCAGCAGTAACATTGGCACCAGGAATTCTTGGAAGACCAGAGAAAAAATTACTTGATGTTTTAATTACATTTAGTGTAGCGCACACAATAACACTTTTAAAAGTCAGTTGCCAATCTGCTAACGGCGAGTTATATCTCGTCCTCGGTGGCGAGCGTGGGGATAATGTTAATAACTTAGACACCAGTTTTAAAATTACAATAGAGTCAACTACTATTAGAGTTCAAGGTTATTTCCCTATGCAACTTGTTACAGAACCCCACGTTTATTTAAGATGTACTTTAGGACAAAACGGTTTAGAGTCATCTATTTTAGGAAGTGATGAAACTGTGTATAATAATGATATTGTTGGTTCTAACATATTAGCGAAAATTGCTCGCACTACAGAAAGTTTTAGCTATGGTGGTAATCAATCACACGAGTTTTTTTTAACACTTCAACAAAGAAAATTAAACAGCATTGGTTTATTTTTAACAGACAGCAAAAGTCGCCCAATAGGTCGCCCAAAAAATTCTGGAAGTGGAACATCGGCAGGTTTAGAAACAGGCTCATCAAGTGAGGTAACTTATGAAAAAGAAACACAATCAACAAAAGGCAATTTATATTTTACAGCAACAATTAGAATAGATATTATAAAAGTGTATAATCCAAATAAATTACAAAGCGAAGCGCCACCATTGCCTCAATTTCCAAGTCGCTCAAGTGGAGTTTTAAGTTTTGGAAGTCCAACAGGATTTAGATAATTTGAAAATTAAATTAAAATTAAATTAAAATGTAAATTTTTTTATATCTTATTATTATATAAAAAAATGTCTAGTGGCCTTCCGCCTAATGTTTCTTACTTTATGAGCCGTTTAATGGGTGTTTCGACTTCGCATTTCAAAATCTTTCCTCAGAACAGCGGTTCGCAGTCGGCAAACAAAATCCTTCGCTTTGAATTACCAAGTAACACACTTTTAAATCTAAAAAGTTGCCGTATGATGTTCAATGTGACTACCACAGCAACTGGTTCGGTTACACAAGCTCGCCTTCCTAATGACACACGCTCGTTCATTGACCGTATGGCTATTTATATGGGCGGCGTGTTAGTCCAGAATTCCTTCTCTAACTACAATACACTAGTTCACGCAAAAAAGGCGTTAGGTGCTGATAGATGCTCCGACACCACTTTAACTCATCCTGAAATTTGCCGTTCGCATTCATACCACACCGGCTCAGCTTTTGGTATTCCAGCAGCAATGGACCAAACTATTCACGAAACTTATGATTCGCTTGCTAATCAGTTAGCAATTATGGATTGGGAAGGTTTCTTAGGCACAGCAGAACCAGGTATAATTGATACCGGACTTTTTCCTCAAATTACCATAGAGCTAACTCTTGCTGATAATGTTATACTCCCACAAATGGTTTGGGCGGCTTCAACAACTCTTGCTTTAGCCGCAACAACTACAACTGAAGGTATTGCGGCGGTTGGTGCTGGAACTGCGTCCTACACAATGGATAATATTACAATGCAGGTTGAAGTGCTTGGAATGGCTTCGTCTGTCTTAGATGAAGTTGTTGCCCAGCGTGTTTCGCAGGTTGGTTATTTATCTATTCCATTCAAGAATTACTTCTCTTTCTCATCGTCGCACTCGGCAACATCGCGTTTCAATGTAAATAGCGCCTCGTGGGATCGCCTATGGGTGGCGTGGCGTGATTCAAATGGTGGTTCTGTTTCTGCCGCTGTTCCTGTATCCGGTTATAAATTAAAAGGTGCTTTTGCTGCTCCCACTTCTGCTGGGTCTCCCACAGTAGCTATAGGCGTTCCTCAATACGACAGCGGTGGTTCATTAGATACAAACAAAGAAAAATATGTTGCCCGCGCATTCAACTTTGTTGAACCATTATTATCTGGTCAAACAGTTTCTAACTATCAGCTCCAGATTAACTCGGCCAATTACCCTGCCTATAAATTAACTGTTCCAGAAGCGTATGCTTTAACTATGAACTCAATTGATGTTTATGATAAAACTCGTGTAATGTCGCTAGACCAATATCGCGATAATTACTTCGTCCATTGCTATCGTTTCTGCCTTCCTGAGTCGGATTACTCGCGTCTTTCGTCTGGTCTAGACACTCGTGCTACTTCGGCTCAATGTGCGCTAGTCACAGAGAATGTGACAAACAGCACTCCTTGCTTTATATTCGCCGAGGTAACAAGTGAACTACGTGTGGCAAATCGTAGCATTGAAGTTATTGTGTAAGTAAGCGATTATTTTGGCACAACCTTTTTTAAAGGTTGTAAATCTCTCAATTTTAAATTATAAATGTAATTTTTTTATAAAAGATTATATATATATAAATGAATTATTCAACATTAAACGGAGCATTTGGTGCACAAGAATTCAATTTTAGCGAATATAGTCCTAGACAGGCAACAAACGAATTAAATATTAGAAATAATAATGTTCGTAATCCATTAGAAGGATTAGGAGAAAATTTAACTTTTCCACGAGATTTTAATGATACAGTTTCGGCACGCAACAGCGTAAAACAATTACTCAATTTAGATTTTAATCCATCTAATCGTTTTTCTCGTGTTGAAGCATCACGAACAGCAGGTATGTATCCACAGCAAGGTTATGCTCGTAATCAACCTTTAGGTTTAGCATTTGACCCAGAGCATCCATTAAATCTTCCAATTATGCCTATTGCTGGATTTTATGATACAACCCAGAAAAATATATTAGGTAA